GCATCCTGCCATTCCTTAAAGTCGGAGGCATCTTCCACATCCCTTGGGGTCTTTGGAGGAGCTTTAAGCTCTTGCATGCACGTATAAAATTTATCGCATTTATCCAGATGCTCGTTTAAATCAGAGCCTTTGAAAGATACTACTAAAATCCTTAGATTGTTCTCCCATTCGATAGCTAAAATCCCGGCCATCCTTGTCAAAATATGACAGTGTAAAAGCTGGGGCCAAAACACTTCAGGGATTTTATTTTTCATAGCCAAGTCATAGTTTTCTTTAGATGTATGCTTGATCTCAAGAAAAAGGTTATGATCTTCATTGAGGCCGTCTAATGATGCCATCATATATGGAAAATCCGAATGCTGCACCACAGCAGGATCAAAAGAAAATCCGTAGTGCTGTTCTACTCTTTTTCTAATTACCGGCTCCATTTCATGCCCTTTTTTCATGGCCCAGTTTGCTTCAATCTCGCCTTCTGTAGTTTTTCTTTTCCACAGTTGATAAGGAGTTTCATAGCCGACGTCGTAAATAGCGGCGGCATCGCTGCCACCGATTTTATCTTTTCTAAAGTCTAGCCATTCTGTAGATCCTTGCTCTAAATTAATTTTATTGTACGTTTTCATGATCTTCCTCCATTTTTTGCATTTCATTAACTTTTGTGTTTTTTATCATTTCCAAATGCTTTTTATGAGCTGCATCCATAATCCTATTATAAAGAGCAGGCTGCAAATCAAAAAAGCTGCTCACTTTAAAATGTTTTCTCAGGCTCTGTTCGATCTCTTCTTTGTACTCTTCCCCGCAAAGTTCTAATATTTCTAAAAGCCTTACAACTTCTTCTTCTGTAACTTTAGGCGTCATAGTTATCTCTTCTGCTTGTTCCATCTCTTCTTTTGTGTAGAGCTGCGTAAAATCGGCAGGAAAGGCTTTTCGTATAGCTAAAGCTTCAGCGCACTTAGCTAACATAATGTGAGGTTTTGTCTCCCAAAAGTTGTTAGGAGTCCCATCTTTTTTTGTAGCGCAATATTCAGAAAAAAAAGCAGTAGCTGCTACTTCATGCCAATGCCCATCTTGCGTTTGCTTCATCACATAAGCAGTAGATGAAATCAGTTTACATTCGGGATCATATGTAAATGTAGGCTCTCTTCCGGGTGCATATTTACCGGTTCTGTCTGCAATTAAACGATAGCCGTCTATGCCTGTCTGTATAGTCATAACGTTGCGATTAAGGTTCTTGTCCCAACGTTTTACCGGTTGAATTTGCTTTAAGAACGGATTAAGCCGGGTTCGGCTGCACACTTCTTTAAACATCTCAAATTCATCATCTGTCAGTCCTTTGCAAATTGTATCTTTTACTAATTGTGTCTTTGTGTTATTTGTAAAAATAGTTAGTTCTTGTTCAGTTTTCATCATATCTCCGGGTTGAGGGTCTCGATTGAGACCCTTTTTTATATGTTTTCAAACGATATGATATAAGATCAACATTTTAAACACAAGATATATTTGCTTTTTTTTCTTATTATGTTATGCTTTTGGAAAGAGGTTAACATGAGTAAAAATTTATTTATAAAATCAGCTTTGATTGAATCAGGTATTACACTGCAAGAAGCGGCAAGCAAGCTTGGTATCACTAAAGAATATTTAAGTAGAATAGTTGCCGGAAAATCACGGCCATCAGAAAAGCTTGCTTACAAGATGAGAGACGTTTTTAACATTGATATAGCGCATTTAACGCAATCTTCAATCAAATGTCCCTTTTGTCGAAAGCCCTTGAAACGTGAAAAATACGAAAAAAGAGAAAAAGATCTATTGCAATCTGTTTAAGTAGAGTACAAAAAATTGCTATGTTAAAGTAATTATTGTAATCTTCACTCAAACGGAGTTGTTTTTTGTTTCTTACCCCTCTCGATCAAGTAGAGCCATCCGACACTACTATTATTCCATGGATGGAGAATGTATATTCAAAGCTTTCTCCTGTCGAGCAAGCCAGATGGAACCAATCCCATATCGATACGATGTTTTATGCCGGTGCACAAGATTTTGTGAATCGGCAATTTAATTTCAGTCCCGGTTTTTCATACAATAATTATTATTTTAATCTGATTCAGCAGCCAGTTAATATGTTGACCGGCTATCAACGTCAGCACCGCAAAAGCATTACATATCAAGCTTCTTCGTTTGGCGATCCCAAAACCACTGATCAGTATACCAAACTCATAATGGGCGAGTTTCAACGAAACGGCGTCTACAATTCCTATTCAAAAGGATGTGAACATAGTGCAGTTACCGGAATGGTTTTAGCGCAACCCTATCTAGATTTTTGCGGAGAAGACAATCTTCATGGCGAAATAAAATTAAAGATATGGGAATATAACTCCTTTATGGTAGATCCATTCTTCCGTAACCCGGATATGAGCGACGCCAGCGTAGTATGGTGCCAAGAGTTTATAACTAAAGAAGAAGCAGAATTTAAATTTCCCAATTCTAAAGACAAAATCAAACCATTTGTAGGATCTCCACAAAGATATTCCCGTTTTTACTTTTTACCGGAAAATACAAATCAATCTCGTAATGATCTCTTAGTATTAAATTTTCTGTGGTACCGCTCAACACGAAAAAAGAAAAAACTTTTTTCACGTTCAAAGCAAATATTTTTTGACTTTGCCGAACATGGCGCAAATGTTGACGCTATTATAAGCATGCTGCCCGATCTTGAAGAAGTTGAAGTAACTGTGCCCACTTGGAAAACTGCGGTCGTCTTGAATAACAGTTTGATGTATCACGGCCTTAATCCGTTTGGATTTGATAGATGTCCATTTATTCCTTTGTATTGGAACTACGACCCGCAGATAAGTAACTACAACTACAGGGTAAGATCATTAGTTCGTACGATGAGAGACCCGCAATTTTTGTATAATTACAAGGTTATTACAAACAATGAAGTAGCAGACGCTGTGATCAATTCAGGATATCAGCGCAAAGTAGGTGCCGTAGCTAATGAGGATAACTTAAAAAAACGTGGAGGCGGCTACGATATTCTGATAAATGAGGGTTATGAGATGACGGACTGCCAAAAAATACAGCCAACCGCAGTACCACAATCAGACCTAGAGCTTGCTACGCAAATGGCCGATCTAATTTACGCTACTTCCGGAATAAACTTAGAAAATTGGTCGGGCCAAAATGATAAGCAGATTTCTGCTTTAACTGCTATGCTAAAGCAAGCAGCCAATCTCATGGTATTTCAAAAGTATTTTGACAATTGGGATTATGCTTTAGAGCAGGTTGGGGATATTTCATTGCAGATTATTTTAAACATGTGGAGTCCTGAAAAAGTACAGATGGTGCTAGGCGAAGAGCCTTCCCCTCTTTTCTACTCCAAGATATTTTCTCATTATAGAACAGTTGTGCAAGAGGGTATCATGACTCCTACACAGCAGAATATGCAAGCGCAGCAGCTTTTGGATATCAATGCCGCTTATGGGAGAGAAGTATTTCCGCCAAGTCACGTTATTAAATACATGAATATTCAAGGCAAAGATGAAGCTATGCAATTCTTACAACAGCAAGAGCAGCAGGCGAGCGAAATGCAGCAACATCAGCAGATGATGGAACAATCAGTAGTAGAGGCGCAGCTTAAAAACTTGTACGCACAAGCGACCAATGAGGTTGCAATGGCTAGAGAACGACATGGACGCACAGAATCAAATATCGGACTCTTTGAAGAGAGACTTAGCGAAATTACACATAACCGAGCGATGGCGACACGGGATAAAATGGAAGCTCTTGAGAAGCTTATAGATATAATAGGCAAATATGGAGAGCTGCAAGCTGCGATGGGTATGGGTAAAATAGAACAGGTGGACAAACAGCAGCAAATTGACGAAGATCGGGAAAAACTTGATGCGAGACGAACAGCTCTTAGCAATCAGTTTGTACAGGAAATTATGTCAAATCCTCCTCTGGAAGGTCAGGAAATGCAGCAAGCGCCGGAAATGCAGTTGAATGTTTAGTGCATTAATGTTAGTTTAAAATTTAAATTGGGGGAAATTATGGGTGGAAGAAAAATTGACGACCACAGTTTTTGGGCCGGAAAAGGCAATGATATGAATGTCTGTCCAAAAGAATCAAAGCAAATGAAAATGGAAGATGTAAACGGCTGCGGCGATCTTATGCGCTATGAAGATAAGCAAGAGCGTATTAAAGAAGCACAGCAAACGACAGTTAAAAAAGTAAAAAGTCATCCGATGAAACCGGGGTATCGTTACTGATGAAAAGAGATGTGCGCAATCCTTTTGACGAGTATCAAATTAAATATGATGAACGTTCTTCATGTTACGTTAGTTATGGGAAAAATGAAGGCGTAGGATACAAAGCGAAAGTTGGGACAAAGAAGTCCTCTACTATGGATGCCGTGCCAAAATCAATTAAGTCCCCGGATATTTCCGGTATTACTCCATATCATATAGAAGTCGATGAATAGAAATGCTCCAAGATTTGCCCATACGTCCGAGAAAAAAAAGGCGATGGGCAATCATATCGGCGTAGCTATAAAGCAGAAAGTAGGCAAAATTAGGGATGACTACCCCATCACTGCCCAAAAGCCAAAAAAAGAATTTCCAAAAAGTATCTAAGATATTCATTCCGATCAAAACGATCAGCGAAGCCAACTCATCCCTGCATTGGTCTAAAAAGCACAAGCTGCACAAGATGCAAAAGTACTATGTTAAGTTATTCCTTAACAAAGGCCTTTCCTTGCCATGCACGGTTGTTTTAACCAGACAAGCACCCAGAAGGCTTGATGATGATAATCTCGTCACAGCGCTCAAATATGTGAGAGATGCCGTAGCAGATAAGCTCATCCCGGGCCTACCCCCGGGACAAGCGGACGATGATAATCGTATAAAATGGGGATACGATCAGATCACGTCCAAAAAAGCAGAAAACGGCCATAAATATGGCGTTTGGATAGAAATAAAAACACCCGACTAAAGCCGGGTGAGTGTCTCATGCAATCGGCCCTTTTGATAAGGGGCGGGCCTATGTCTCGATTTATTTACATGTCATTAGCTCAATCAAGAGCAAGTTAATCAAAACAAGGTCATTATATTGACATTGATAAATATCTGTCAATAGGAAAACAGATAAAATTATATTAGCAAATTTTAAGACCTTGAGATTTTAGGGGAAGAAGCGTATAAAAGAAAAAGGTCGCTTAGGGCTACTAAACCAAACGACCTTTCATAATTGCTTATGATAACTCCATAATAGTAGCCCCAGCGATTAAAATACAAGACCAAGAATATTTTTAATCCGGAGGCACTATGTCTAAAACTAAAATCATCCGATCTTCTTTAAATGATAACTTTACAATCCTTTCAAACAAGACCTTGCAAGATCTTAATCTTTCATGGGCTGCTAAAGGGTTGTTATCTTACATGCTTTCGCTACCAAAAGATTGGGAGATCAAAATCGACCATCTATCTTCTCTTTATCAAGGAGAAAAAAGCGGCAATGGAAAAGATGCGGTGCGTAATATGATGAACGAGCTAAAAGATGAAGGCTTCATCACATATCAGAAAAACCGCGATGAAAAGGGTCAATGGGTGCATGAATATACCGTTTATCCAGAACG